ATTATATAGTATAAATGTCCTCCCCCTATGTACCCACCTGGCAGAATACCGGTCAGAAAAATGTAATGTGGTCATCTAACGAGAACCGCAAGGCTGGAAATAACGCCAAGAAGAATGCGTCTAGGATGAGTATCTGGGGAAAGAACCGTACCATGACCGCCTGGAATTTGTCAAAGGGAAAGAGCGCCAACAACCGCTCTGTTCTCGGAAAGTCCGCGGGAACTGCCTGCTTCAAGAAGGGGTCGAACGGAAAGGTTGTTTGCGGAGTCACCCGGAATGCCGCTGCATTGATGGGTGGCAGGAAGTCCAGGAAGGGAAGGAGCAAGAACAAGACTAAGAAGAACCGGAATAAGAATAAAAACAAGAAGAACAAGAGCAGAAAGAACAGGCACTAAATATAGATATGGATTCAAGGCCAAGTATCAGCGAATACTGTTACCGATGCGAAATATTCTCCCTCTGTCGTGAATGTAATCTGGCGAAGAGGACTGCGTTTATAAAGAACCATGTATCCCATGTAACTAGCTTTGAGATTGAAGATATTGAATCTGCGATTAAAGGGGCGCAAATGCTTCCGGTGATTGTTGGCCCGGTTCAAGCCTTACGGCAGGAGATTCCTTGTATGAGATGCAAGAGAGTCCATTACAAACCTGTTGTCTACATGAAACACGGATACGCTATCTGCACTGCATGTGCTAAAGGTACTAGTAGAGGTGAAGTGAAAAATTGAACCGCCCCGCCACTCGTAAAACTGCAACCATGCCACAGATTGAATATATTAGTCTGAAAGACAACACCCATTACCGTGATATCAAAAGGATCTTCCGAGAGTCTTTTGATACTACGAAATACACGAGGTCAAACATAATCCGCGCTTGGAAATTTCGCGATCCTAGTGTATCCTTCGCATTCTATTCAACCAAGACTAAGAGCATCATTGGTTTCGTCTTGGCCTACTATATGTCAAAGGCACCAAATGGTTTATATATATCCTATATTGCTCTTCAAGAATCTGAGCGGGGTGTGAAGCTGGGTACTTCAATAATGAGGGGATTTGTCTCTCATTACGTGTCATATGGTTGCAGTGTAAGCCTAGTGGCTTCATCACTAGAAATAGAATCCTGGTATCTGCGTAATGGATTCAACAAGAGTGGGTGTAAATTCTTACTCACTAGCCACCCTTACAAAACCAGAATTAAATCAAAGCAAAAGTAGATGAGCTCAAATATGAATGCATTACAAGAAGTCGAAGGTTCTTATAATGATATCAAAAGGCAATATCATAATTTGATATTTATGAATCCCGAACACCCTGATAAGCGTATTGAGATAATAGATATTGTGGAACAGTTAATATTTTTAAAACGGTTCATGAAGAGCCATATTCAAATGTACTGGACAAAGAGGCCGTATAGGAGTATAGATAACTGGATTGTAGAGATAGTAAACAGATTTCGTATTGAACGTTATGAGATTTCCAGTAATTATGTCCAAGAATACGATGAAGTAATGTGGAGAGGTCCTAGATCCACGTCTATGTTCAGGGCAAATAATGCATTCCAGCCATCTATTAAATCATATCCTAGCAATACAGCTATGGATAATCTCAACCCTAGAAACCCTACACCTCCTAGAAGCCCTAAATATAACACCTTGCGACCTGCAGAGATTCAGATTTACGGGGGCAAGAAGACAAGGCGCGCAAAGCGCACAAAGCGTCGCAATAGCCGACGTCGTCAATAAATTACGTGCGTCTAAAGCCGCATGTAAAAAAGAACTCAGGAACGGAGAAGAATGAGTGTCAGCATTCACGATATGCAAGCAGTAGCTTCTGAACTTGGCCCTCCAATCTCTATTTCTAATGACATTGGAAATGTCATTGAAATTAATAATTTGAATGACGATCTGGGTCTGAATATGTTGGCGAATCAGAGCAAGGTACGATCAGATGCAAACGCGCCTCCTAGTTTCGGATCTTCCCCTATCCGACTCTCAGTTCCCGACAGTGATTACAAGGAAGTGAAGTTCGGAGACATGATGGAGCCCATAGAATTGAATAGTTTTGGCTCAGGATCAACAACAGAAATTCCGGCACCTTCCCCTCTTGCTGAAGTAACGATAAACAGGGATTCTTCATCCCTCTATGGTAACTATCAAAGTTCCAGTACGACCCCTTCTATCTCTCTTACATCTGCACCCCCCAGGGATATAGAGAAGGAGAACCAGGAGAAGATTGAGTATTTGAACAAGCTCCAGCGCATGGAATCCAAGGGTTACCCTGTAAGCAAGCGTTTCACCATGGACAATTCGCTGGAGGAAGTGAAGCAGGAATACACTCGCCTCATGGATGCCAGAAATCTGGAGGGGTCTCTCCGTTTCCAGAGGCAGATGTTGATGGGTGCGATTACAGGGATTGAGTGGCTGAATGACAAGTTTGACCCTTTTGATATCAAGCTGCAGGGTTGGTCCGAGTCAGTCCACACGAATGTGGAGGACTTTGACGAGATCTTTGAAGAGTTGTATGACAAATACAAGGAGCGTGGCAAGATGCCTCCTGAGATGCGCTTGATGATGGCCGTGGCGGGAAGTGGATTCATGTGCCACGTATCCAACTCATTCTTCAGACAGAAGATGCCCACTATGGATGATGTATTCAGAAGCAACCCTATGCTTGCGAAGCAGGTGGCCCAGGCAGCGGCGTCTCAGGCCGGACCTGGATTTGGGAACTTCATGGGTATGGCCATGGGTGTTCCTCAGGTACCAGTGGCAGCGGCAGCAGTTGACCCTCCTGGACCCACTGGCGCATTCTTCGGAAATAACGCCAGGGCTCCTCCCAACCCTAGTCAGGAGGCCCAGGTAGCCGCTGCAGCCCCCAGGAGGGAGATGCGTGGCCCATCGGGTGTGGACGATATCTTGAAGACCTTTGAGGAGGTACGCAAGGTTGAGCTGGAGTCTATGGGGCGTGCGCCTCCTCCCCTCAATAATCAGCAACAGCCTGCGATGGTAGCGGTCTCTGAGCTGCAGAGTGTTATAAGTGATGACTTTGCCAGTCAGGCAGAATCATCGCGTACTGGGGGCGGAAGGAGGCGTGGGAAGCGTAGTGCACCAATCGGGAATATGGTGAGTATAGATGTTTAATAAATTAACAAGTTTTCTAATGTGCGCAGATACTGTTTATGAATCGCTGGAGCATTTGTCGATGCCAATTCAAACGGCACTTCTGCAGATTTCCTAGTTTTTTCGGCCTTATCAGTCAGTACTTTCAACATCTGTTGCTCCTCAGGTGTAAGTGCAATTGTTTCGGCAGCTCCCTTTGTTTTACAAGTAGAGCTGGCGACACCACCCGTTCCAAACAGACATAGACTACTGTTTTCGTTGAATAGATATCCTATACATATAACCACTACGATCGCTAGCCATGTAGCAGTCACCAGATTTCTGGTTGCAACGAAGAAAATCACAAAAAATACGAACCTCCGAAACATTGGCTGGTTTATGAATCTCTCTTGCTCTTTTGAGAGTTCTAGAGGTAATAATCTGCCACCCATATTCATTAAGAAAATGGCACCCGCAATTGTATAAGGTGACGAAGATATATTGGTAATAATTGCCTCAAATGGGCCAGATGGGGGTGTCGTATTGGGTGGAGGTCCTCCAAAACTCATCTACCTTGTCCCCTATAAATTTTATTGTATGATTTGCACCATATTCATTACATAACAGACCACAGCAAGTCCAGTCATGAGGCCAACACGTGGGCACCATTCTGCCCCGAGCCATATTGCCAAAAGTAGTGCGAATCTCCATATAGGGGATGACCACAATGCTACCATTGTTGATGGATAAGGTGTCCGGAGGGAAAGTCCCTCTAAGACATTCCAGCCTATCAAAGCGAGAACCAGAATCAGCCGAAGGCTCATGTCTATAGGCCCGAGTGGTTCAACTGAGTACGCCTCCATCTTAATCTATATATTCATTTTGTTCCATCAGAAGAATTGACAATTGACATTGAACTAGATGAGCTAGTCCGGTTGTCATTGTCTTCGGTACGTTTTGTCTGGATGCGATCAGAAGATATTGCGACTGGCATTTCTCCGAGAACTTTTTCCACGAACCAGCGGTGGGGATTGGAAACTAGTTTTGTCGTTTGTACACTATCGTCTCCACTGAAACCTTCGGAATCTTCACTATCGTCGCCATGATCTTTACGAATGCGGGCGAGTACAATTAACGCTACAGAGGCCGCGAGAATACCGATTGGGAAGTTTATAAATATGGCAATGCACATTGGAAAGATGAATAAAAATGCCATACCCAGCATGTTGTTCAGTATTTTCAAAGATCCCCGGGGAGAACGTTCTACGAATGTGCCGATAATAAGAAGGCCTAGTACACTTAGTACTGCACTAGGGAAGTGAAGTACGGTACGGATATTATATATCCATGCTTCAAGACTTGTATCAAGAGGCATATCTAAGTTGATTTTCTTACTAGTCTTAGACATTCTATCTTACAATGCGAAACTATTGGTTGTGTAAATAACTAGTAAAATATAGAAGAGGGGATGGAGTTCGCTTCCCTAGACGATGCATTTCCAAATTCAAACAATGCAAAAGGGCGGAATTCTAAAGGCAATGAAGAAGGGTTTTTTGCAAGTGAGGTGCCTCTCACTGATGCGGATCGCCCGGCTGTAAAACGCATGACTGATGTTCCACCCATGAGGCCACAGGCTGATGAGAATGCATTGGATGGCTTACTCGATGAAAGCAGCAAGTTTCTTAAAAAACCTAACGTCAACAACGCACTTCCGAGTGCGAAGCCACTGAATGCCCTTGAAAAAGATGTGATGCCCAGCTATTTTGGTGCTGAGCCCTTTACGAATCCTAATGAAGATGAGTATGCGCTATATACCACAGCTCGTACACCTCATGGCTACATGTTGGAGGCTGATTTCACGAAGGGCTTTGATGGAAAGGGCTACGATAAGGCTTCCGGTGTTAACTTACCCTCACCAGAGTTACGTAGTCGGTGGAAGCTTATGTCTTCAAACGGTACTGAGACTTCTTGGATTTCCCCCAAAAAGAGTGGCCAGAATCAATTTTCTGGAATGGACACGAGTGAATTTACTGGTATGAAGGCTAAGATTGATGAGCTTATGGCACGATTGGATGATCTGGAACATAGGGCATCTGGTGCAAATCCTCAGCTTGAAGTTATGACCTTTATTATGACAGGAATATTCTTGATGTTTGTAGTTGACGTTGCTGTGCGTAAATCAGGTAAAAATCTGTGATAAAGTATAGAGATGTCAACGACTCGTAAAAATCGTTTGCCTAGATATTCTGCTACAATGCCTGGGCTCGTAATGTGGCACAAGGCGATGTTTGAGAAAATGGGCTGGATGATTCTCGCCAAGGCTAAGGGAATGAACGAAAAAGTGCGTGCATACAAGACTGGAGTGGATGACCTGGTGAAGTCACTTCAACAGATGTCTAAGGAGTACGAGGATCACAATCGTAAGCATGATTTGAATGTAATGTTGATGCAGGCTAAGCTGCTTCAGAAGAGTGTGCACAAGATATTGTAAGTTCGGCAGTTCATAGTACCTAAAAAATTTAAGTAAAATGCTCCTGCAATTATAGTAATGTCAGGAGCATTCTTTATTCTTAAAATCGGCAAATTTACTAAGGCAGATGACGGTAAACAATATATATTTGTGCGCCCTTACAAAAAGGCTACACAGCAGATAATTGATATCTTTCAGTCCTGCTAAGAAGAATGGTTGCCAAGTTAAAGTCTAAGGTCTAACATCTAGAAAAATTGAAGCTCATTTTTTGCTAATTCTATAATTACCAAAATATGAACTCTTCAAAAACGATTGAGAATGCGCCCTCCGTGGGTTCCTTTGACTTTGTCTATAAGGGTGTCATTATCCGTGTTCCAGCAATCCTGAACATCGTGGCAAGATCAAGACCGCGGTATTTCTGGGAGTGGCTGCTAAGCAAGTACCGAAATTGCAAGTATATTCCGATGAGATACGAAGATATTCTGGAAGAGGCCAAATCGAGAAATCGCATTATATTGATCGAATGAATTCCCATTGCAGGTCCTTGCATATTTTTTCCCAAATCTTGTCCTGGGCATAGAGCTTATCACGATTTTTTAGTAGAGGAAAGCAGTGCAGAAAATCATCGAGATCCAGGAGCTCGCACAATTTATACAGAACATAGGAATACGAGAGGAAATTTGACCTGTCTGTCGGACAATGCTTTTGGAAGGATGGCTGGATTTCCTTGAACAAGTATCGCAGCTTTTCCTCAGTCTCGCGGTCCATAACAGGTGCGGTATTCCCATTGAGCCTACTGAGAATATGGGGCACATGCTCGTAATAGGAGTTGTACTTGAGCTTCTTAAGAATCTCGCGAATCTTACTGCGATTCAATGACGATACTTGCAGCCGTTCCTTCTTTATCTGTGCCTCAATATTATCAAATACTTCTTCTGGAATCTCGGTTGTCTCCTTGGCCTGGAATTGTGCAAGCCATTCATTGAAGTGGTTGATACGTTTGTATGCATAATATGACACTTCACGAGGAGGATCCTTGTAACTGGGCTTATCGGAATCCATTAGAATCAATTTGTGAAATCCGCATTCGGGACATGATACGGTTGCATCATTCACTGACACCTTCATATCTTCGCCGCATGCATCGCATATGAACGACGAATCATGGAGAGCATTAATTGAAGGACGGTTATACTGGGGGTCCATTCGCTGTAAATACTGTTCTAGGAGGGCGTCGCGACGCAGGTTGTCACTGCTTCCAGAAAAATGCCCGGTATTTGATTCACGAATATGGGTGTGGTTTTGGCCTTGGTATTGACTTGTCTGAAAAGTGAGTTGGGTTCCGCTGGCATCGTTTTTGGAGGCGTTTTCAAGAGCCTCAAAAACACTCCCGGGTGTGGCGCGATCTGCAATATGGACAATGTTGTCTGCGCCCTGGTTAATTCGTTCCTGAATGTCGTAGTACTGGAATAACAAATCACCTGTGTCTAAGAAATAATCAAGCACTGCAGTTTTTTCATCGGTCTGGTCAAGCTTTTCTTGGACCTTCTTAAGTTGCTGTTCAAGGCGATATCTTTCAACATCGTCGGTTTCACATCGGTATTTTTGCAATATATCGGTATACTCCTTCTTCCATTCGGACATGGTTTTATTGATATCTTTTAGCTTGGTTATATTGTGTTGGTGAACGGTGTCAAGAGTAGTTCGGGCTTCAGGGTTTGATCGTTTGGATTGGCGTATATTAAAGAAGGGGTCTGCCATTGCTACTATAGGAGTTCCGCATATAACCCTTTAGCCCTGTGTCATACTAAATGGTGTGCGGGCGAAAGTTTCCAAAAGTGTCTCCGGATATTTTAACGAATTCGCCAAAATTATTTTCTATACAGGAGGTATAACAAATGACAGGTGGTGGTCTCATGCAACTTGTGGCCTATGGCGCCCAGGACGTTTACCTGACAGGTAACCCTCAGATTACATTTTTCAAGGTGGTCTACCGTCGTCACACTAACTTTGCAATGGAGTCCATTGAGAACCCCTTCAACGGGTCTCCCGGCTTCGGACGCAAGGTGACTTGCACAATCCAGCGCAACGGTGACTTGATCTACCGTATCTACCTCCAGGCCACTCTCCCCAAGGTGACCCTGCTGTCCAGTGACGGCTCTGGTGCCCAGTTCCGCTGGCTGAACTGGGTGGGGCACAACCTGGTGAACTACGTAGAGCTCGAGATTGGCGGACAGCGCATTGACAAGCACTATGGTGAC